GTGATAAACATTGTTGGATATGTAAATCGTATTTCATAATGAGTAGGTTTGATTTAAAAACAAGAACGGGGCAAATATCTGCAATAATACAAACGCAATCAGGAACATCAGGTGACACAGATGCACAAGCATTTTTTAGTAGAGTTAGTGCTGCTGGTGGTTCATTAACGCAAACTGAAGAAGATGCAGTTACTACATTGGTAGCAAGTTTAAAGTCAGCAGGAATTTGGACATTAATGAAAGCAATCTATCCAATGGTCGGAGCAAGTGCTGCTGCTTGTGTACAAAATTTAAAGAGCAGTTCCTTTACGGGAACATTTTCAAGTGGATGGACTTTTGCATCAACAGGTGTTACACCTAATGGAGCAAGTGCCTACATGGACACCGATTTAATTCCAAATGCTATTTTGACACCTGCATCATTTCATTTAAGTTATTATTCAAGAAGCAATAATGCAATTGCATCTGATTTTGATATGGGATGCGGACAACCTGCTGGACAATATTCTAACTCAATGTTTTTAAGGCGGTCAGGTGATACAGCAGCATTTGATAGTAGTAATTCAAGTGGTGTTGTTAGAATATCTGCATCATCACAAACAAACTCTCAAGGTTTATATGTTGGTTCTATAAGAAGTACAAGTGACCGTATTTTAATTAAAAACGGAGTTACAACTATAGTATCATCAACTACTACAAATGCTAATAATTTACATGATTCAAAAATATTATTAGCGGCTTACAATAGTACAAATTTTGGTGCGCCTACAATAGGTCCAATTTTGTACGGCAGCAAACAATGTGCGTTTAGTTCCATAGGAGATGGATTAACTAATACACAAATATCAGATTTCTATAATGCAGTTCAAACATTTCAAACTTCTTTAAGCAGACAAGTATGATTGGTTATATTTTAACAATAGAGCAGAAAGATACAATTCAAGGGCAATACTATGCACCATTTGAAATCTTTAATTGCGTACAAGACATCAATGATATTTGGTTTACATTTCTAACCGATGATGACAAACGTACATTAATTGGTACACAATATGAATGGTTGCTATCTTGTCCGCAAGGCGAGTACGTTCCTAAACCTCAACCACCTTTTCCTCCAAATCTTTAAATAAATAAAAATGGCAAAACAAATTCAACCCGTAACAATTTGGGTAAATGGCGAAAGCAAATCAGCAGAGTATTTTCAAGTGACTTGCATCAATGACAACTATGAAAATAGTGCTACGAACTATTGGGCATTATTCACCAAAGTAGTGGATGCTGAAGGTGTAGAATCTATGGGTGAGCAAGTTGCTCAATCCAATCTGACAATAGATGGACAGGATTACATTAATTGGGGAGACCAACCTGCAATGGCAATCAATGCTTGGATTTATCAATGGTCAGCGGATAAACTTAATTTAGTAATTTTACCTTAAATTAAATACTATGACACTTGTAGAACTCAAGGCACAAGCCTACGACATCCTTGCTCAGATTGAATACCTTCAGAAGCAACTCCAAGAAACAAATGCTAAGATTGGCGAAGAACTACAAAAAGAGAAAAACGAAAATGGATAGCAAGAGCATTGGAATGTGTGTAGCGACTATACTAATTAAACTTTGGGCAGACCTTGCACTAAGTCAAGTCGGTGTAGTCGTTGCCATTTTAGCAGGGATTTCAACAATAGTCTACAATGTTTATCGGATGTATAAAGAATTAAAAAGGTGAGGCAGTTCTTTACAGAAGAAAGCAATCGTTTAAGTATGAAAAGACTTTGTGCCATCATTGGCACTTTGTCACTTTGTGCCACTATGATTGCAAAGCCTAACGATGCATCTATCTTTGCGGTTACGTTCATTGTTGGTTCTGCACTTGGGTTCTCATCTGCCGAAAAAATATTTAAGAAATGAAGTACATATTTTTACTCATTCTATTGATTGGTTGTAATCCAGTAAAGCAAGTGTTGAGAGATCAGGACAAGTTAGAGCAGATTGCGAAGGTTATAGTTGCAGGGGGATGGTGTGCGAATGATACTACGTTCATCACCAAGTCAGATACCTTGATTGAGGTTGATACATTGGTAAGAATAGATACGGAAACATATACGCAAATAGTAAACGATTCTGTTTACTTTACCAAGTGGAAAACAAGGGATATAATCAAGTCGGTAACCATTCACGATACCTTGAAATCATACATAGTTGATAATGCCCGTGTGAGGTTATTAAAGACCGATTCAGCACGTTTAAGTAATGAGGTGATATGTTGGGAAAGGAAGGCAAAGAAAAGGCAGTTATGGATATTTTTATTGATTGGTGTAATTGGTGCATACTTTTATATCAAATCTAAACTATGAAACTAAACAAGGAAGGTGCTGACTTGATTAAAGAGTTTGAAGGATGCAAGTTGAAGGCATACCAATGCTCTGCTAAAAAGTGGACCATAGGTTATGGCAATACGTTTTACGAAGATGGTAAACCAGTCTTGCCAGGTCACGCAATAACTCAAGAAAAGGCAGACCAACTCTTTGAAATAATAGCAAATGAGTTTGCTGCAAAGGTTGCAAAATTAGTAATGTCAAACGTAACTGATAACCAATTCGCCAGTTTAGTTTCTTTCTCATATAATTGTGGCATAGCAAATCTTCAGAAGTCAACACTACTTAAAAAGGTAAATGCCAATCACAATGATCAAACCATAAGGGCAGAGTTTGCAAAGTGGAACAAGGCAGGTGGCAAGGTTCTTGCAGGTCTTACACGCAGAAGGGAAGCAGAATCTAATCTTTATTTCAAATGAGCAATGTGAATGTCGCAAGAGAATATCGTGAGAAATATGGTTGGGAAATGCCAACCCTTAAACTTGCACGGATAATGTATGCAGAAAATTCTTTGCTATTTACAAGCATAGACAATGCAAGAACTGTTTTGAGGTCAATTGAAAATAAAATAGGTAAAGGAAATAAAATTCTAACAACAAAAGTTGTGCCTGATAGACCGAAAAACCCTTATAGTTTGCCTGAATCGGATGAGGCAATATACCAACCTTATGAACTAAAAGCAAAGCGGTTGTTAGTTCTTTCCGACATCCACATCCCTTATCACTCTATTGATGCAATTACTTGTGCTTTTGATTATGCTAAAGGTGAAAAACCCGATGCCATACTTTTGAATGGTGATACGTTAGATTTCTTTGGATTAAGTAGGTTTTCAAAAGACCCAAAGGCAAGGTCATTTGCACACGAACTAAAGACTTTCAAGGAGTTTATGGATGTGCTTAAAAGTACATTTGATGCAAAGATTTATTTCAAAATTGGTAACCACGAAGAAAGGTACTTCCATTTCCTTTGGATGAAGGCACATGAGATTGTTGGTGTTGAGGAGTTTGAATTGGAGAACATCATCAAGTCAAGGGCAGAAGGAATAGAGATAATTAAGGACAAGCGTATAATGAAAGCAGGTGACTTAAATATTATTCATGGGCATGAGTTCGGAGGATCAGTATTTAGTCCAGTAAACATTGCGAGGGGATTGTTTTTAAAAGGTAAGGTAAGTGCTATGCAAGGTCATAACCATTGTAGCAGTGAACATTCGGAAAGCAATATGAATGGCGAACTAACTACAACCTGGTCAGTAGGTTGCTTATCTGAGTTGCATCCAGCATACCTCCCTATAAATAAATGGAATCACGGATTCGCAATAGTTGACATTAATGGTCAAGACTTTGAAGTAAGAAATAAAAGGATTCATAAAGGAAAGATTCTTTAAGATGGAAGAGGACCTCATTTTAGGCGAAGAAGAAGAGGTTGAATATATTGAGGAAGAGATAGGGTTCACCTATCCTGAAATCATACACGCATCAGTTGAGGTCCTAACAATGCTGGAATCTTCTAACCCAATGACAAGAGAGGAGGTAGAAATGTCACAAAATATCAAAATAATGTGTCTTGAGATGCTTGAATTTTCAGTAAAAAGTATGCACGAAATGCTATTTACCAATGACATCTGATTGTTTTTTTGTGTTTAAATATGTGATTTTCCCCCATTGTTTCTACTTTGGGGGTTCTTTTTATGGGTAAACGCAAAGAAATATTTTAAAAAAGATTAAAAAAGTGTTCTTTGTATTAAAAAAAGAATTATCTTTACTAAACAATCACAATCAAAAAATAAATATAATGAAAGTCAACATCACAAAAGCATCAAGAAAAATGCTTCTTAAATCTAAAAAAGTATAGAAGATTTAAGGATTAAGTATATAGAATCAGAATACTTTGAAGATTTTTACCCATATATTTTTGAACTGTTTGACTTTACACATGAACAATTAGAAGAGGTAAAATATGATTTTATAAAAATAAGAATATAATAATCACACAAAACCAAAAACAATGAAAGCAAAAAGAATCATCACTTGGGCAACAATTATCGCAATGCTTTGGGTAGTAGGTCAGATTCAAGACCAATATTGCAGATAATGAATGTCAAGAAAATACTGCAACCGATATGGGTTAAATGCAGAATATGCAAATCACTTTATACAATCACAATTAAAACACAATCACTATGTCCGAAATGCAACTGCCTAAATGGGGCGACCTAAACACCTACGAACGCCATAAACTCATTGGTGAGTTAATTGATTCAATGATTTATAGCGGAGAAGCACTTCAGCACTTGCAAGTAACTATTGAGCAGTTCCGCTTGATGGGTTATGTGCGGTCCATTATAATGCCTCAGAATGAACCACAAGAGGTGTGTCCCGAATGCGAGGGAAGAGGATGCAATGAATGCGTAATAATTTTAAATGATGAAATATGAAAACCTGCACTTATTGCAAGAAGGAGAAACCATTAGAAAAATTTAACAAGAATTGTTCTACTAAGGACAAACACGCACACAGGTGCAAGGCTTGTGAGAAAGCAATCAAGGATAACAAGAAAGATATCTTTTCAGATTTGTACAAAATTTTTTAATAATCAAAACAAAACAATGACAAAAGAAGAACTCAGAAAGACAAGAAGATCAAAAGAAGTAACGCAAGAAAAGTTGGCAGAATTGTCGGGTATCTCATTGGCAACAGTCAACCGAGCAGAAAAGACTGGTAAAGTTTATTTGAAAACTATGCAGAAATTGTTTAAGGTATTGGAAGAAATTAATTAACTTTAAAACAAATCAAATCACAAACACAATGAAAAAACAAGTCACAACAAATGTCCGCATCCCTGCGGATTGGTTAAAGGTCAGCATCAATGACATTATGATAATGGTAACGGCAACCATTAATGATGTGGAAGATTACATTGATGTACAGGTACGGGAGATTCTAATGCCAGGTTATCACTGCATAAACATTCTGCCTCAGTTTCATTCATCCTTTTATGAATTGGTTGAGCAGAAGTGTATGGATGCCTACACCTTCAAGATGGATTCAGAGTACGATCAAGAATATTATAGCGACTATGCCATCTGAAAGAATTGAGATGACCCTTGCGGTCAAAGGTGAAGTCCGAGCAACTGCTTTCCCACAAAGGACCTTTGAAGGAATAGAAAACCAAAGGAGGCAATGGTACTTTTTTTATGGACTTAAAAGTATCAAGGAATGGGAAATCTACATAACTCATATCTCACCAATGAAAGAAAACACACCTTTTAGAATTGAAAAACCTTTTCCATATTTATTAAAATCACAACAAAATGACACAACAGAATCAGGACCAACAGACCAGCATTGCGAATCAACTAATCCTTCAGGGGGACTTATCCAAACTGTCGGCAAACGACAAAGTGAGGTATTATAACGGGTATTGTGAAAGGATGGGACTTGACCCATACACAAAACCTTTTGACCTCTTGCGACTTAACGGAAAGGAGATTCTCTACTGCACAAGATCAGGTACTCAGCAACTAAACAAGTTGCACAAAGTTTCTCACACCATTACGAGCAGAGATACCAACGCTGAAGCAGGTGTTTACATTGTAACCTCTAAGGCATCCCTTCCTGATGGTAGGTGTACGGAATCAATCGGAGCGGTCAACATTGCAGGACTTAAAGGTGAGGCATACGCTAATGCCATTATGAAAGCGGAAACTAAGGCAAAGCGGAGGGCAACCCTTGACCTCTTGGGATTGGGTGTTATTGATGAATCAGAGGCAGATAGCATCCCTAATGCATCAACAGTGGCAATCTCTGCAATGGTTGAATCCTTGCCACAAATGGAGGTAGAGGCGGTTGAGGTTATTGAAACCGAGGAAGAAGAGAAGTTGACAATAGGTAGACTTGCTATTGCCATTAAGAAGGCGAGTAACATTGTAGAACTCAAGGCGGTTTACGATGCCAACAAGCATAAGATTGAAACCAACAAATTTATCAAGGACCAACTAAAATCAAGAAAAAATGAGTTACTTAAAGGTTAATGAAATCAAGGTGGGGGATATTGCTCCCACCAAATTTGGTATTGAACTTATGGCAGATGCCATCCAAGAGCAGGTTAATGAAGGACTGCTTGATCCCTTAGAATTGGCAATTAAGTTTAACGGATTAGAACAACTGGTTAAGTCCGTAAAAACCCGAATAACCGAGAATGTTCTTTCAGAACTTATGAAGCATCCTAAAGGTAAAGCAGAGGTACTTGGTGCATCGGTATCGCAGATGGATTCTATCAAGTATGACTTCTCAGACCTTCCAGGTTGGTTGGAACTTGAAGAGCAGATTATTATGCTAAAAGAAAAGCAGAAGGAGATTGAGGACAAAGAAAAGACCTACCACAAAGGAGACTTACCTGTTAAGTCAGTAACTTCAACCTTCAAAATACAACTCAGTAAATAAAACAAATATGCAAAAATTAATTAGTCTGAACATTGATGTAAGTAAAATTGATGCTAAAAGATTGTACAAAGGTAAGAAAGGGCAGTACCTATCCGCAACCTTGTTTCTCAAGGATGAGGTGGACCAATACGGAAACAATGGTTTCTTAGTTGAGTCCATTACTAAGGAGGAAAGGGAGCAAGGCAAGAAAGGTACAATCATCGGCAATGCCAAGTTTATGGTAGCAGGTGGACCTCAAAAGCAGGAGGAAATCCAAGACCTTCCATTCTGATTAAATCACAAGGGTGGGGTTGTAATGACCTCACCCACAATTAAACCGAATCAAATGCAAATCACATTAGACAATCACGAGCAGGAAATCGTTAGAGGCATCGCACTGGCAAGGCATAACAATAACATTGAAAGAGGTAGCAGGGACTTTAAAATGGGAGATGGGGATGACCTACTTATTAACCTTGAAGGTACAGGTGGGGAGTTCGCATTTTGCAAACTGCAAAACATCTACCCCGACATGACCATTAACCACCCTATCCCTTTTGACTGTTACCATAGGACTTGGGGTTTCATTGATGTTAAAAGCACCAAGAAAACAAACGGAATGCTTTTGGTGGGCGTTTGGAAATCAAGGTCAATTCCTAACCATTACGCATTAATGGTGGGAGAGTTTCCTACATATGAGTTCAAAGGTTTCTTTCCAGGTGAGGAAGTATTTAATGATGAGAACCTTGTAGACCTTGGACATGGTCCAACTTACGGAATAACTCAGGACCGATTAATAATGGAGTTATGAGGGTAGTAAAAATCATTTACTTTATCCTTATCTCTGTCCCATTGGCAATCTGCTTTTATATGGGTGCAACCATTCTTACATTTATAAAAACAAAGTTTTGAGGGACATAACCTATCATCTTGAGAACGCAGTTGAGTACATTGTCTATGATCTTAGTATCATTGACATTAATGAACGCAGGGCAAAGGCGGTCACATTTAGATCAGGCAAGTGTGTATGCAACTTTATGGGGTATGCACCAAATAAAATTAGCGACTTGAGGCAGATTGGTCGCAAGGTAATCAGTAGGATTGATGGCAATACCTATGCGGTCCGAGTGAAGAAAAAAGAGGTTACAAATGATTAATTTTGTATTTTTGCATAGTAGACAAGCATTTGAGGTAGTGTGCAGATGCTTGTTTGTAGGTACAGACATAAATGGGGAATCGGGTAAACACACTACACCTGGTTTCCCTTTTTTTATTTTATGAAGAAAGATGCGTTTTATTTTCCGCATTTCGCAAACTCAAGAAATGATAACAAGATAATGAGATTGCGTTTAGAGTTAGGTCTTGAAGGGTATGCTATCTATTTCATGTTACTGGAAGTCCTTAGAGAACAAAATGACTACAAATACCCAACAAAGGATATAGATATCCTTGCTCATCAGTTTAGTACAAGTGAGCAAAAAGTTCGTGTTACAATATGTAATTATGGTCTTTTTGAAGTAGATGCTGATGAGATGTTTTTTAGCATCAAGCAAATTTACTACCTACAACCTTATATTGAAAAGACTCAAAGGGCAAGAGTTGCAGCACAAAAAAGGTGGGACAGGGTAGAATCAGATGCAAATGGAATGCAAATGCATAGCAAATGCAATGCGGATGCAATGCAAATAAAGGAAAGTAAAGTAAAGGAAACTAAAGTAAAGGAAAGTAAAGTAGGTTTTGTACGCCCTGAATTATTTATAGTTCAGAACTATTTTGAAGAGGTAGGTAACCTAACGGAAGCAGAGGGATTCTTTAACTACTACGAAAGCAATGGTTGGAAGGTCGGAAAGAACCCAATGAAGGATTGGCAAGCAGCATCAAGAAACTGGATTAAAAACTCAAAAAACTATAACAAAAATGTTACCACTAAATCAAGCACTGACATCTATGCACAACGCAGAGCAGAACTCCATCAGTACGCAGAAAAGATTGACCAACTCAGAGGAATTAGACCTTGAGAAGTTTAAACTATCAAGGACTTCTCAATCAATAGCATCTTTAAGCACTGCACTGGTCATTGATGAACTTATTAACGGGATGCAAAAACTTGGCATAAAAGCAGACAAGATGCCAAATAATGCAGATATGCTTATAATGTACAAGTCAATTATGGAAGAATACCCAAATATCAAGATAGGTGAACTATCCCTTGCTTTTGACTTGGCAGCAAAGGGGAAACTTGATATTGATGCTGAAACTTATCAGAACTTTTCAATGCTTTATCTGCACAGAATCCTCAGGGCATTCGCAAGGTATGGGATGCAGAAACTTAATGAGATCAAACCAGCAGAAGAAAAGAAATGGAATCCAAGATTTGTCACGGATGATGAAAAGATAGAAACTGCCTTTGATTGTTACAAAAAGTTTAAGATTTGGGATAGTATTATCTTTGGGGTGGATGTCTTCCATATCCTGCACAAACAAGGGAGAATCATTGTAGATGCCGAGAACACCTATGACAAGGTCCTAAGGTCAATGAATGACAGAATGTTTGATGGGTCAAGGCAGGACAAGATAGATATCAAGAACAAGTTGAAAGATGATGACTACATGGAAAACCAATGCTATCGGATGGCGGTAGCAGATTACTTTGATAAACTTATAAAATAGTAACATGGACCTCACTGCTGGAATGTTGACAAAGTTTGCACTTATCAAGTTGGAATTTGAAGGTTTCTATGTTTGGCGAAATAACAACTTGTCTGTACCTGGTCGCAAGTTCATTGGTGAGAGAGGTGTGGCAGATATCACAGGATTCTGCAAGAGTACAGGCAAGGCGGTTTACTGCGAGGTTAAAACAATTAAGGATAAACTTAGCGACTATCAGATAGTTTTTCTCAATCGTGCAAAGAATGCAGGTGCTTTGTGCTACCTTGCAACAGATAACAAAGGCATCCCCGAACTTAACGAATGGGTCTGACAAAGAACGATATCATAGCAGGTCTATACAGGGACAAGGATATAGACAACGCCATCAAAAAGATGCAACCTTTTGAGTTGCAGGATGACTTGAGGCAAGAGATGTTTATGGTACTTTGCGAGATGGATGAGGTCAAGTTTATGTCAATGCATACGGGTGGGTTCTTAAAGTTCTACTTGGTCCGCACAATGCTCTCAATGATAAAGTCTGATAGGTCAACCTTCTTTAACAAGTTCCGCAGGGTATTTACTGAATGGACCGAGAAACACGATGCACCTGATCATAATGATACCATCCAAACAGATGAGATAACCGTAAAACTAAACAATAGTCTAAAGATTCTGCATTGGTATGAACTTGAGATACTACGCTTGTACTCCGAGAATGGGCAGAACATAATGTCTCTTTCAAGGGATACTGGCATTCCATATCGTTCGCTAATGAAGACAATTAAGAAGACAAAGACATTACTTAAATATAAAATCAAAAACCATGTTACTACTTAAAATTGTTATCGCATCCCTTTTCTCTGTTTTCTATCTTATAGACATGGCAAGACTGCCTGAGAAGTTAAAGGTCAATTTTAAACCATTTAACTGCAATATGTGCCTCAGTGTATATGTTGCAATTACTTTGTACTTCCTGCCTGTAATGGTCACCAATTGTATTTTGGTTGCATTCGTTGCAGGGGTGTCTGCTCCGCTATTTAGAAACCTTATGAATAACATATTCTTTAAAAAATAACACAATGACACAGGAAGATGAAAAGTTTATTCAAGACAATATCTACAACTTTGAATGCGTAAAGATTGGGTTTATGAAGAACCTACCTTTGCACATCTTGGTTGGATATGAGCAGATTTATCGCAGATATCTTGATGGTGGGTTTATCTTGACCAGTTGGTGTGCAAACTGTGTAGCGGATATGATGAAAAGACTTTCAAGATATTGGGATGATTACCAAGCATCCAAGATACTTGATGCAGAAGTAATCCAAGAATCTGTACAAGAATCTGTACAAGTACCAAAGAAGAAAGGCAGACCATTTAAAACTAAACCATGAGAATCATTACAGTAGGTCAAAGAAACTCAGGGGTGTCTTTTCACAGGTTGTTTAATCCCATAATCTACCTGCCAAAGGATTACGCAATGATGACCGATGTACTTACCGAGGAAGAACTTGAGAAGGGTTATGATATACTTTTTATCAATCGTTACATATCGGGGATGGAGGTTCAAGAGGTTGCAAGGTTGAGAGATAAGTACGGATTCAAGTTGGTGGTGGATGTGGATGACTATTGGTATCTTGACCCATGGCATATATTGTACGGAAAATATCCGTACACTAAAGTAATTGACCATATTATGATAGCGGATATTGTAACTTGCTCAAACAATGATTTGGCGGTTGAGATTGATAAACTAAACCCTAATTGGATAGTAATACCAAACGCATTACCATACGGAGAGGATCAGTTCACGGATGTCAAGACCGAATCCGATAAGGTGCGATTTGTTTATGCTGGTTCAATCACCCATGAGAAAGATATCGCAATCCTAAAGAATCCGATGAAGAGGGTAGCAGGGGATTCAATGTTAAAAAATAACTCAAGGTTTATACTTTGCGGATATAGCGAGGACAAAAAGTTAGAGCAAGTATGGGGCAAGATGATTAACGATTACCTTTGTGGGTTCAAGGTTGATGGTTACATACGTTCAGCGTTACCAGTGGACCAATACATGAACTTTTACAATGAAGCAGATGCCTGTTTGATTCCTTTGGTAGATTCTAAGTTCAACTCAATGAAATCCAATCTTAAAGTATTGGAGGCAGCGACAAAGAATGCAGCAGTCATCTGCTCAAATGTGAAACCTTATGCAGATTGCAAGTATATCATCCCTGTGAATAATCAATCAGACTGGTTCACAAATATTAAAAAAGTTGTTAAAGATGCTATTTATAGAAAGGAGATGGGACTTGCTAATGGGGAATGGTGCAGGGAGAAGTTTGATTTGGTTAAGGTAAATAAACTTAGGTCACAAATATTCAACGCAATTAAATGAAAGCAACACTAACCTTCAATCTTGAAGACCCTGATGATAAGATAGAGCATTTGCGATGTGTGCAGTCATCTGACCTATGTACTGCGGTATATGAATTTATTCATAACACAAGGGAGAGATTAACAGAGAAGGCACTTGAAAAAGGTCTTGATGTAGATGATGCAATCTTTATGGTTTATGAGGAGTTCGCAGAGATACTTAGTGAGCATAATATAAGCATGAATAAACTTATCTACTAATGGACAGAGTACTTATCGCAATGGCGGTCCACGATACGGATGAAAACAAAAGGTCCGAACTGACTGATCAGGTCCTCAGAGAATTATACATTCAAGATGTTTTTTATGACCATGACTTTTGGGTAATTGATAATAACTCATGCCAAGCAACAAAGGACATTATAAACTATTACAAAAACATAGGTGTGATTAATGTAATCACCAATGAGCAGAACATAGGAACGGCAGAGGCGGTCAACCTTGCGTGGAAGCATCGCACACCAGGTCAGCATTGCATCAAGATGGACAATGATGTTGTTATTAATTATCTTGATTGGGTCAAGGAAATGGTTGAGGCAATAGAACGGGAGGCAAGGATAGGAATTGTTGGACTGAAGAGAAAAGATTGTTGGGAAGAACCACAACACGCATTACCCGATTGGAGAAGCGAGTTGATAATGCTACCTCACTTCGCAGGTCAGCGTTGGATAATAGTTGAGAAGTGCCACCACATAATAGGTACTTGCCAAATGTACTCCTCCGCTTTGCTTGACAAAATAGGGTATCTTTGTCAACCTAACCTCTATGGATATGATGATGTCCTTGCATCTCATAGATCAACAGTAGCAGGGATGTGGAATGTCTTTTTACCTCATATTGAGATAGACCACATTGACAAGGGAGAAACAGAATACCAAACATGGAAAGAGAAGCATAGTGCAGAGGTAACGCAAGAGGTAATCAAGATGACACACGAATATTATCACGGCACAAGACCAATATATTATAATCCTTTTCAATGAAAGTAATTGTATCACTTGACAATCCGAATCACGCTGGTTGGTTAAAGTTTGAGGAATCCCTCAAGCAACACGGATGGGCATACCATCCAATAGTCAGGGAGTGGAAAGGGTTTGGAACTAAGATTATAGGACTTTATGAGTATTTATGCTCAACCGATATTGAAGAGTTCATCTATCTTGATGCCTACGATAATTACTGCATCGCAAGTCCGCATGAGTTCAAGTTTAAAAAGAAGGACTACCCGATGATACTATCAAGTGAGAAAGGATGTTATCCCGACACGCATAAGATGGGAATGTTTCCAGTGGTAAACCAT